ACGTTCGCCTGATTCATTAAGACAATCGTAAACACAGCGGCAACAGCACCGGCCAGCGCACCAATACAAAAACAATCTATCTTGCTAATCCTTTGCAGCTCATCCATTGCTGTCTCCTTGTTGGCTTGGCGTTATGTAGATAATTTGCTCCACGTTCTTTTTGATGAGTTCCCGACTAAATTCAGAGTCGATGTATATGTTGTGCTTGCCGTTCTTTTCGGCAACGATGTAGTTGTTCCCTGTTTCATTATGCAAGCGCAGCGCGTCAGACATCGCTTGTCCTGATGTAGTCATTCTTCTTCCTCCTCTTCTTCACAATAGTCAGCAACCATACACTCGGCAATCTCGTGCCAATTAACTTCCGATAGAAAAGCAAGCGCATAGTCGCGGGCAACACCACTAGATGTTTCTTCGATGTAGCTTTCAGCGGTGTACTTCAAACAATCAGACAGTTCTTCAGTCGTACTTTGACCATCACCAAAATCAAGAACCGTCATACCGTTAAACATCTCAAGATTCACTCTCCACGTGGCGTAATTAGTCCAGCCGTTATAAATGCTCATTTCGTTTTCTCCCAAATTAAAGTGCCCGCTTTCGCGGCGGTGGTTTCTTCTAGCATCAGCACGTACAAATCACGTGCAATCTTTCGACACCTGCTGAACGGCCCGACAATATCTAAAACATTTAGTAAGTCTTTGGTTCGCACAAAGTATTCGCGCCGCATGGTCTACCTCGGATTCTTTTGGTTAGTCTCGCGCAGCGTAGTGAACGCAGCACTCTGGGGCACGTATTGATAGCCGCCCTTGCCGTACTCTTGCACCACACACCACGAACCACGTTCCAGCGCAGCATAGAACTCGCCGCACTCAAGACAATGTTTGTACCCAAGCAACGAGCGGGCATCCTCGATGAAGTCGCCGCAATCTACACAATGAAGCATTCGCATATAACCTCCAATTTGCTAAACGATTTAGTAAGTACAGCAAACGTGCCAAGCGCAATCCCACTTGACATAACCATCATACCACACAAACTTGACAATGTCAAGTGTTTTAGAAAGAAATAATTTGTTTTGGTGTGCTGCTACGTTGAAGATTTTGCTTTACACGCGTGGCGTCAAATAAAAAACGCGATGAAATTTTGTTTGCTTTACACTTGACAAGGGCAGGAATGGGTGAAATTGCTCGAAATTTGGGCTGTCATGTTACAATGTCGCGGATTAGTGATACTTTGTAACATTTTTTGCGACATGAAGAATCCAGTCAATCCATTGTCTGTCGAGGCCTTAGTGATACTCTGTTGCAATGTTACACTTTTTTCCTATACTCGCCAGAAAAATTAAATTTTTCGAAATCACTTTACACTTTACATTGTCAATTGACACTCGCGCAGCGAGAAAAAATTTTTTGGTGGTGGTTCATTTTTTCTTAATTTTGTAACAGAATATCATTAAGGCCTTCTGAACCCGCATGGATGCTGCAAAGTTCATGTTACAAATCATGTTACAAGCATGCAACACGATGCGCGTCAAAGTATCATTAATGCCGTTTTTACCCGCGCCAATGCTGCAAAGTTCATGTCGCAAAAAGTTGTAACATTGCCCTTTTTGTTGCGATGCAGCAAAACATAGTCGAGTCGGCCGCCTGCTGCTGTGCCATTCCGATGCCAGTTTTTGGACGCGCAAAGCGCGGACGTAAAAAAGCCCCGCCGAAGCGGGGCGTGATGTACTAAGTAGTTTAGTTGATGATGTGCAGCGCGGCCTCAAGATGGCGCATCATGTCTGGGATATCGAATTCTGCGCTTTCAGCCTTGGCGAGTTTGTTACGGCATGCTTCCAGATGCTCGCGCAGGAATTGGTCGAGTTCTTTTGGCAAGGTTGCAACCTTCTCGGTCGGCCACGCATACTTAACCACGTTAGCAAACAGAGTGTCGCGTGTTGCAGTAGCATCCTTTCGGGTCTTCTTGAGCGCCTCCCAAGTGTCGGCCGCGGCTTCGTACTGGTCAGTCCCTTTGCGTGGAATCTCGGTGGACAATGCCTCGCGCAAATCCTTTCGCATCGCTGGAATAATTGCATCAGCGCAGAATTGAGTCTTAACCTTGCGAAGCTCGGCTTCGTTACCGAAAAACGCAGCGACATCCTTTCCTACATTCGCCCACTTGCCCTTGACCTTGTCGGTATCAACAATAGCGCCTTTTACGTTAGCGATGATGGTTTCGTATGTGGTAGTCATTTTACTAAGTCCTTTTAGTCAAACATCCGGAGCCGCCGGTTCGGAAGGACGTCTGTCGTCCATGTGTTACATTCTACAGTATTCGCGCCGAATGTCAAGTGTGACTAAACGATTTAGTACGTCTGGCCGACCCCACCATACCCCGACCCCCCAGATAGGCTTTGGGACTCCGCCCGTTCTGCTATGCACTGTAATCCACACAGTCGAACCGCAATTCTGTAGACTACCCCCGTCACTTGACATTACCTCCCACATATGCCCATTCCTACATACGAAAATTACGGTAAGCAGTGGTACAAGAAGAACAAAGAAAAACATAAAGAAACAACAGCCCGCAACAGAGCCATCAAGCGCGAAGAATGGAACCAATACAAAGCCACTCTAGCCTGTGCTCAATGCGGTCAGAATCACCCCGCGACATTAGATTTCCACCATCCTGACCCGAAACAAAAAGAAGGCACGGTGCAGAAATTCAGCTCCAACGGCCAGTTTAAACGTGCCTACGAAGAAGCAAGCAAGTGCATTGTGCTCTGCGCTAACTGCCACCGTATCCACCATTACAATGAACGCATAAATAAAAAAGACCCCCCACCCCCTTGATTTATTTTCTAATATGTGTTTTAGTCGCGGCTAGAAACACCCCCCGTGGATGGAACCACGCATTTAAAAAATGCCACTAGTAGTTACGCCAGAATTAGGCATACCCTTGCCTATCAACACTACACCGGAAGAAATTGACGACTTCCGAGAAAAGGCACGCGCGTTCTGCGAGACCGTGCAAGAACTAATTAAGAACGGCGCAGAAGTAGAAATCACGCCAGAAGACGAAGAAGACGCCGCCCAACTCTTCACCGAACAAAAGCCCCTGACCAAAAAAATCACGCCGGGCACGGTGCTCAAACTAGAAGCGCTTCTTTCTGCCTACGACCACGAGCTGCTTAATGCTGCCCAACGTTTGCGCACGTTTGTAACCAACCGGCTTATTGAAGAAACTGAAAACGAGAAGCCCAGCGACCGCCTACGCGCCCTAGAACTGCTGGGTAAGATTTCTGATGTCGGTCTGTTCGCCGAAAAGGTGCAGATTGATATAACTCACCGCAAGTCCACCGACATTGAAGCAGAGATTTTGAAGAAGTTGGACAACTATATTGAAGCGGAAGTAGTACAAAAGCCGCTAGATTTGCTGGCGCTAGATTTGGATGCAGAATTAGGGCTAAATAATGACGCCTGAACTCGCTAAAAAGCTCAAATTAGCGCTGCCGCTAATGCCAGAGCACGAACGACAAAACATTTTGGCACTGCTGGAAGAGTACGAAGGCAAGAAAAAGACCGAAAAAGCCCAAGTAGAGTTCATGGAGTACGTGCATACCGTATGGCCTAGCTTCATTGACGGCGCACACCACAAGAAAATGGCCGCTGCGTTCGAGCGGGTGGCCCGAGGCGAGATTAAACGCCTTATCATCAACATGCCGCCACGGCATACTAAGTCAGAATTTGCGTCTTATCTGCTGCCATCGTGGTTTCTGGGTAATTTTCCCGGTAAGAAAGTCATTCAGACATCCCACACTGCTGAGCTGGCGGTTGGCTTTGGCCGGAAAGTCCGTAACTTGGTGGATAGCGATGTCTATAAAACAATCTTTTCTGATGTTTCTCTACAAGCTGACTCTAAGGCCGCTGGTCGCTGGGCTACTAACCGAGGCGGAGAGTACTTTGCTATTGGTGTGGGGGGCGCAGTTACTGGTAAAGGTGCTGACCTACTGATTATTGACGACCCGCACAGCGAACAAGAAGCAGCACTGTCCGAAACCAACCCCGAAATCTACGACAAAACCTACGAGTGGTACACATCTGGCCCTCGTCAGCGTCTGCAGCCGGGTGGTTCTATCGTAGTTGTGATGACACGATGGTCAAAGAAAGACCTCACAGGGCAGGTTTTGAAGGCCGCTGCTCAACGCAGTGGAGAAGAATGGGAAGTTATCGAGTTTCCGGCTTTGCTGCCGTCTGGGCGCCCCCTATGGCCTCAGTTTTGGTCTTTGAAGGAACTTGAAGCGCTAAAAGCCGAACTTCCGCACCCAAAATGGATGGCGCAGTACCAACAAGACCCTACCAGCGACGTAAGCGCGATTATTAAACGCGAATGGTGGCAGATTTGGGAAGACGAACGCCCGCCGCGCTGTGAATTTATTATCCAATCTTGGGATACCGCGTTCTTAAAGCACGAACGGGCTGACTATTCCGCCTGTACGACGTGGGGGGTCTTCTATAACAACGAAGATGAGAACGATGCCAACATTATCTTGCTAGACGCGTTCAAAAAGCGTATGGAGTTCCCAGAACTAAAAGAAATGGCGTACGAGTGTTACACCGAATGGGAACCAGATAGCCTGATTATCGAAGCAAAAGCGGCCGGCGCACCGTTGGTGTTTGAATTACGCGCCCGGGGCATACCGGTACAGGAGTTTACCCCGTCAAGAGGTAACGATAAAATCGCCAGACTTAATGCCGTAGCAGATATTTTCGCTTCTGGCAAGGTGTGGGTGCCTAATACTAATTGGGCGGAAGAATTAGTAGAAGAAGTTGCTTCGTTTCCATCAGGCGAACACGACGACATGGTGGATAGCATGACCCAAGCGCTGCTGCGCTTCCGTAGGGGTGGGTTTATCCGTCTAGATTCTGATTATAAAGACGAGATTCCGGGGTTTAAAAGTAGCCGCGAGAAGCGGTTTTACGCAATTTAAGGGCGCGACATGGCAATTGATAAGGCAATTAATCCGGCTCCGCAGGGGCTGACTGGTGACGAAACACTACAACCCGACCTCGAAATTCAAATCGAAGACCCGGAAAGCGTCACTCTCGACGACGGCAGCATGGAAGTTACTATCGAGCCAGATACGGCAGCGGATGATGAATTTAACGCAAACCTCGCCGATGATATGGACGAGGGCCAACTGACGCATCTTGCTGGGGAACTTCTGGCAGATTTTGATACAGATGTCGCGTCGCGTCGGGATTGGCTTGAGACTTACGTCGATGGCCTTGAGTTGCTGGGTATCCGCTTGGAAGACCGCACTGAACCGTGGCCCGGTGCATGCTCTGTGTATCACCCCCTGCTGGCAGAAGCCCTAGTTAAGTTCCAGTCGGAAACGATTATGGAGACCTTCCCCGCTGCAGGTCCGGTCAAGACCAAGATTCTCGGCAAGGAAACCCCGGAGAAAGCCGACGCCGCAGACCGCGTGCGTGAGGACATGAACTACCAGCTCACCGAGAATATGCCGGAGTATCGCCCTGAGCATGAGCGTCTTTTGTGGGGTCTGGGCCTTGCTGGCAACGCCTTCAAGAAAATTTATTTTGACCCGTACCTTGGCCGTCAAGCGGCTGTCTACGTACCAGCAGAAGATATGTTGGTGCCATACGGAGCATCAGACCTACGAACAGCAGAGCGCGTCACTCATGTTATGCGCAAAACATCTAATGAGATTCGTAAGCTTCAGGTGGCTGGGTTCTATCGAGATGTAGACCTTGGCGAGCCGGTGGCTGTGTTGGACGAAGTAGAGAAAAAGATTGCCGAGAAGATGGGCTTTCGCGCTACGTCCGATGAGCGGTTCAAGCTGCTTGAGATGCACGTAGATTTGATTCTTGCGGGCGACGAAGATACGGATGAGTCTGGTGAAGAGACCGGTGTGGCTCTGCCGTATGTGGTAACGATTGAGAAGGGCACCCAAACTATTCTGGCTATTCGCCGCAACTGGGACCCGGAAGACGATACCAAACAGAAGCGTCAGCACTTTGTGCACTACGGCTATATCCCCGGCTTTGGCTTCTACAACCTCGGTCTAATCCACCTTATTGGCGCTTACGCCAAGTCGGGCACCATGCTGATTCGTCAGTTGGTGGATGCAGGCACTCTGTCTAACCTCCCCGGCGGCTTCAAGGCCCGTGGCTTGCGTATTAAAGGCGACGACACCCCGATTGCTCCGGCCGAGTTTAGAGATGTGGATGTGCCCAGCGGCACCATCCGGGACAACATCATGCCCCTGCCGTACAAAGAACCCAGCCAAGTTCTTATGGCGTTGATGAACCAGATTATCGAAGAAGGCCGTCGCTTTGCTAGTGCGGCTGATATGAAGGTCTCGGATATGTCGGCGCAAGCCCCGGTGGGTACGACTCTGGCTATTCTTGAACGCACGCTGAAGATTATGTCGGCAGTGCAGGCGCGTATCCACTACGCGATGAAGCAAGAATTTAAGCTGTTGGCCGCGATTATTCGTGATTACGCCCCGGAAGAGTACGACTTTGACCCAGAAGAAGGCGACCGCAAGGCCCGCAAAGACGACTACGACAACGTAGAAGTTATCCCGGTATCTGACCCGAATGCGGCGACTATGTCGCAAAAAGTCGTTCAAATGCAAGCAGTTATGCAGATGGCAGCGAACGCACCGCAGGTATACAACCAAAAAGAACTTAACCGCCAGATGTGCGAAGTTCTCGGGGTCAAAAACGTTGACAAGCTAATTCCGCCGGACGAGGAACAAAAGCCCAAAGACCCGGTTACGGAGAACATGAACTTCCTGAATAGCACGCCGAACAAGGCATTTATCTATCAGGACCATGAGGCGCACATCCAAACGCACATGATGTTCATGCAAGACCCGAAGCTGTCACAAATGGTTGGGCAGTCTCCGAACGCTCAGGGCATCCAAGCTGCAATCCAAGCGCATATTGCTGAGCATTTAGCCTTTGCCTATCGGACGCAAATCGAAGAGCAACTGGGTGTACCGCTGCCGCCGCCGGACGAAGAACTGCCGGAAGACGTTGAAGTGGACCTGTCCCGCTTGATTGCCCAAGCCGCTCAAAAGCTCAACCAGAAGAACACCGCTGAAGCCCAGCAGGCACAAGCGCAACAACAGCAGCAAGACCCGCTCGTCCAGATTCAGCAGAAAGAACTGGAGATTAAAGAGCGCGAGCAGACGATGAAAGAACAGAAGGCGATGGCCGATGTGCAGATTGAACAACAACGCTTGGAGATTGAGCGTGAGCGCATCGCGTCACAAGAACGCCAGAAGGGTATCGACGTTGGCCTGAAGGCAGCTACGGACGCACAGAAGTTGGCAGCGTCGCAACGTACTGAAGGCATGCGGATGGGGTTGGACGCAAGCAAGCATGAGAAACAGCTTGCCCACCAGAAGGAACAATCGACGAACCAGATGGAGCACCAGTCATTGCAGTCTCGCATTCAGGCATATAACCAAGCAGGTAATAAGTCTGAGAAAAAACCCACCGACCAGAATAAAGGTGAGTAATGGACGCGATTGAGTTTTTGATTTCCAAGCTTAACGAAGAGCAGAAAGCTATTAGCGAGAGTTTGGTCGAAGGAAACGCAAAAGATTTTGCGCACTATCAGTATTTGTGTGGTCAGTCTCGGGGTCTGCTGATTGCACAATCGATTATCAAAGACCTCGCATCAACTTTGGAGCAAGACGATGACTGAAGAAGTCACGCAAAACGAAGGCCAAATGCCTACGCAACTTCCCGAGCCGAAAGGCTATCGCATGCTGTGCGCCATCCCTGATGTTGGCGATACGTTTGAAAATGGTCTGCTTAAAGCAGATAAGACCAAAGAGATTGAAGCAACCTCTACGGTAGTCCTGTTTGTTTTGAAAATGGGCGATATGTGCTTTAAAGACGAAAGTCGTTTTCCCACCGGACCTTGGTGTAAGGAAGGCGATTTTATTCTCACCCGAGCATACGCCGGTACCCGCATTAAGATTCATGGACGTGAGTTCCGGATTATTAACGATGATTCGGTAGAGGCCGTTGTGGATGACCCGCGTGGGTATTCACGCGCATAAGGAGAAGAGAATGGCGGGACAAGAGAATAGTATGGAAATGGTCGAATACGAGTTTCCGGACGAGCAAGAAAATGTGGCTGAAGAGGAAGTAGTAAGCCAAGACGAAGACCCTTACGAGATTGAGGACGACACCCCTGAGGAAGACCGCGGCCGCGAGCCGCTACCCCAAGAGGTAGTGGACGACCTCGAAAAAGATGAACTAAACGAGTATTCCGAGCGCGTACGCACTCGTATGTCGCAGCTTAAAAAGGTTTGGCATGATGAACGCCGAGCCAAAGAAGCAACGCTGCGCGAGCGAGAAGAAGCTCTGCGGGTAGCCCAGCAAATCATGGAGGAGAATAAAAAGCTCCGAGCAACGCTGTCGTCTGGCGAAGAAATGCTCATGGGCACCATGAGAGAAGCCGCCGAACGCGAGTTTGATATTGCCAAGCGTGAATATCGTGACGCATATGATGCTGGTGATACTGAAAAAGTTATCCAAGCACAAGAGCGTTTGACTAGCGCTCAAATGAAAGTACAGCAGGTTACGGGGTATAGACCTATATATGGCGCTAAACAATCACCTGTACAAAATGAAGAAAATGTAGTAAATACAGAATCACAACGGCCCCAAGTTCGTCAGCCGGACCATAAAGCGGTTTTGTGGCAAGAGCAAAACCCTTGGTTTGGAAGCGATGAAGAAATGACCAGCTTGGCTTTGGGGCTGCACGAAAAGCTGGTTAAAACAGGCGTAGACCCTAGGTCTGACGACTATTACCGTCGTATTAATACTACGATGCGCAAAAGATTCCCCGAGTATTTTGGGGAGAGTACGCAGGAAGAGGCTAAACCCGCTCCTCGCGCAAAGCCGTCCACAGTAGTTGCACCGGCAACGCGTAGCACCGCGCCAAAGAAGATTGTGCTAACCAAGACGCAAGTTAATCTTGCTAAAAAGCTTGGACTTACCCCGGAGCAATATGCTCGTGAACTGATTAAGATGGAGAATGCAAATGGCTGAAAATCGTCTCGCACGTGAATTGGAAACTACTGAAACCTATCGGCGTCCTGAAGCATGGAAGCCGCCCGAGCTTCTTCCGGAAATTAAGCAGCAGCCGGGTTGGTCATATCGGTGGATTCGTACAAGCATGGTGGGTCAATCTGACGCCCGCAATGTCTCCTCTAAAATGCGTGAAGGTTGGGAACCGGTCAAACTGACGGACCACCCCGAAATGCAATTCTTTGTAGACGCTGACAGTAAGTTCAAGGACTTTATTGAAATCGGTGGACTACTTCTCTGTAAAACCCCGAAGGAGTTTGTGGACCAGCGCAACAGCCACTATGCGGCACAAGCGCAAGCCCAAACCGACGCGGTCGAT